CTCTACCATCGGGAGCACGATAGGGAATGATTACCTCTTCGCTCCCCCACTCTATTATTGAGGGGTTGTTATCACAGAACACCATGAACTTTCGTTCCCATAACGATCTATAGATAACACGAGTTGGGTTTCCACGATACTTGCCAGGATTGATTGGTTTATACAATCCAGAGTATGCCATAAATATAGTTGGACCAACATAGGTATTTAGCGTGTCGATCAACTCGTTTTTATCAACAATATCAGCAAACGGCGGAATGTCGTTTAGCAATAACTTTGTTGTGGTGTTTGATGGAGCACCAGTATCAATTCCCAATGAGGATGTTTATGGTCAAACATTAGCATATATGTGTGATGAAGCTCAATTGCCAAATATAAACACTGCTACAGGAACGCAGAATGGTCTTTATACTGGTCTTGGAAGCATTGATTATCCCCATACAAGGGTTTTTACGGAATTGCAGTTAGGATTTATGTTAGATGCCAATCTAACACTTCTAAAATACTTAAATGAATGGCATAGTAAAATTTTTAACGAGGGTGCTCTTGAAAGTGATAGAAATGGAGGACTCACTTACTTATCAGAAAATAGAGTAACAAGACTACGCTATAGTGATGAGTATGTTGCTACTATTTTGATTACTAAAACTGAAATTGGTCCAGAGTCAACAATACAGAGAAAACCAATTACATATGTTTTGGAGAAAGCATATCCATATGCTATTGATGCTGTACCTCTGCAGTTTGGATCTTCTCAGATTACGAAAGTAACAGCGCAGTTTAAGTATCAGAGACATTACACTATCAATAGAGATATCACATCAATTAAAGATTCGCAAATTTCCGCTGCTGGTAGACTAGTTGGAAGTAGAGAAGTTAGACCAGGAGTAATTGAACAAGAATGGTTGCAACCTAATGGTAAGATTATTAAGAGAGAAGTTCCTGTGTCGCAAGCAGACGCATTGCCAAAACCACCTCCGCCAACAGTTCCAAAAAAAGCACCCGTACCACCTCCAACGGCAGGACCACAAAGACTAGAAGTAATTCCTTTTGACCCAAGAGAAAGAGCTCGTAGGCTTGGTACGTAGGTCAAAATTGACTTTTCAATTCCATGAAATGGGGAAAATTTTTTCTGCCAATTTTTGGGTCTAAAAGTCGCGCTAAATATACATATGATCTGGTCTAAACATAATGGCATTACCACAAGTTGTGCTTCCAACGTATGAGTTGGAAATTCCGTCTAATGGCAAAAAAATCAAATATCGTCCATTTGTCGTAAAAGAAGAAAAAGTCCTTTTATTGGCACTAGAGACAAATGATGAAAAAGAGATTGAAAGTGCTGTCAAAACACTACTAAAAGGTTGTATTCAATCTCGTGTAAAAATTGAAGATTTGGCAATTTTTGATTTGGAGTATATTTTCCTTCAAATTCGCGCTGTGTCAGTTGGCGAAGTTGTTGAAATGAAGGTTACATGTCGTGATGACGATAAAACCCAAGTTAAGTATAATCTCAACCTGACTGAGGTAAAAGTAAACAAACCAGAAGGTCATTCTAATAAGATTATGCTAAGTGATGATCTTGGTGTTATTATGAAGTATCCAACATGGACTGAATTTGTTGTGGGATCAATCATGGGACAATCTCCAACTGCTGATGGTATAGTTGAGATTATTGCTGGGTGTATTGATCAGATTTTTGATTCTGAAGACGTATATGATAGTTCTACTACTAGCAAAAAGGAATTTATTGAATTTGTTGAAGGATTAACAAATACCCAATTTGAGAAAGTTCAAAAGTTCTTTGAAACTACACCTAGACTACAACATACTTTTACGGTAAAAAATCCCAATACTGGTGAACCTTCAGAATTTACTATTTCGGGATTATCCAATTTTTTCGGATAGCACTCTTCCATAATACTTTGGAAGGGTATTATAAAACCAACTTTGCTTTGATGCAGCACCATAAATATAGCTTGAGTGAAATTGAGAATATGAGGCCTTGGGAGCGTCAAGTTTATACCAGTCTCTTGATGCAACACCTAGAACAACTCAAACAAGCACGAGAAGCAGCTAAAAAGTAATGGCACACGGGTTTCTATCATATCAAGATACCAGAGGAGAGGCAGATCAATTACGAAATGCCAAAGATCTCTTTGATGGATTGAACTGGCTGCGAAAACAATTTCGTAAAGATCTCAGAGTTGTCAACGCAAATGTTAAAGAAATTCGTGATACAGCACAGCTACCACAGGGTAAAACGCCACTTTTAAAAGGTGGCAATGACCCTGCGCTTCCACCTTCTTCTCCACTACAGAAGATGCTTGGTGGAACCGCTTTGCAAAGATCTCTTCCTGGTGGTGCGGTAGCAACAAATCCAGAAGTTATGGGTGGTCCTCTTGCAAGAGGAATGGGATTTGGTGGATCTCCATTAAAAGCAGAAGGATTTGTTGGTGATAAAATTGTAGATATTGGTGCTACAAATCTTGGTGTTGAACGAGATCTTGGTGGTGACGATATGTTCGTCAAACGCCTCAACACCATTGATGATGGAGTTGGTGGAGGATCTACTGAGGTCGTTCAAGCAATTGACAGATTAACGTTTGTCACAATGAGTTTGGTTGCTGCTACCAAAGAGCAGACCCAACAGCAAGGAATGATTGCTGCAGCACAGCAACAACAATCCGAAAAACTAGCAAGACAAGCAAAAGCAGCAGCAGAGGAAAATGCCCTTGAAATGGGTGGAGATCTCTCTGGAAATTTAGCATATCAAAAATCATTACTAGCATCGGGTGCTGGTATGATGGGTGGTGGCGGTCGAGGTGGCGGTCCTGGCATGGGCATCGGTGGCAAAGTTCTTGCCAAGAACATTCTAAAATCTGCTACTAAGAGAGGTGCTGCTAGAACAGGAACCAGATTAGGTGCTGCTCTAGGTGGTAAGATGCTTGGTGGTCTTGGTGCTAGAATGGGTGCCAAGATTGGAGCAAAATCAGCAGGAAAAGTTGCTGGTAGTGCGATTGCCAAGAGTTTAGGTAAGAAGATTCCTCTGGTTGGATTAGGTCTAGGCGCTGTCTTTGCTGCTCAAAGAGCAATGCAAGGCGATTTTCTTGGTGCTGGTTTAGAGTTAGCGTCTGGTGCTGCATCTACAGTTCCTGGTATTGGAACTGCTGCATCTGTGGGAATTGATGCTGGACTAGCTGCCAGAGACATGATGACACCATTTGCAAAAGGTGGTATTGTTTCTGAACCTACAAATGCACTAATTGGTGAAGCGGGAAAAGAAGGTGTATTTCCTCTATCTGGAAGTGAAGGCAAGAAAACGTTTATTAAATTTGGTGAAGGTATCCTAGAAGCACAAAGAAAAAATAAAACTGAATATGGTAAACTTCAGGCAGAAGGATTTAAGACTTATTATGAAAAGCAAAATGGATGGGAGAAATGGTGGACGGGATTTAAAGAATTCCTTTCAAAACTTCCAGTGATAGGTGATTTGTTCAAAGACAAAGACGATCCAAAGAATAATACTCCTGAAGGAAGAGTTGGAGATGCTATAGACGATATTGCTGGTAATGTTTCACCTGAAACGACAAAAGAGTTTGCTTCGGTTCTACCTGAGGGTAGACCAGTAATGAATGATGGTTTTGGTGATCGTGGTGGAAGACACCAAGGAATTGACGTTGGTGTTGATGGGGGTTCAAAAGTTACTGCTGTTGAAGGGGGAGAAGTTGTTGATATTTACCCAAATTATGGAAAACATGGAGATGCTGTTGTTATTGAACATGCCGATGGAACAAGAAATATCTACGGTCATGTTGATCCATCTGTAGCTATTGGTGATAAAGTTGAAGCGGGTGATACTATTGCTAGAGTAAAGTATTGGCCTACTGCTAAGGGAGATAATACCCATCTTCACATGGAAAGAGTTGGAACTTCAGGTAAAAAAGTTGATCCAGCAGCATATCTAAATCAGAGAGCATTAGATCAAGCAGCGGTTGATAATGAAAGAATTGCCAGTGAAGCAGAGCAAAAATCCTTTAGAACAGCAGCAGGTGAAGCATCTGCTTTACTAAATGATGAAAAATCTGCTGGAAAGGGTGGACTAGTCAGAATTCCTGGTGTTGGAACAGTACAGAGAGGAAAAGATTGGTTTGGTGGACATCAAATGAAGTTCTTTAAACCAGATGGAACGCAAATTAACGCAGAAGAATTCAATAAACTATTAGAAGCAGAATCACAGAGACTTGGGATATCAGGATCTATGCCAGATTTTGATGCTGGTGTTCCTATGACAAAACCAGGAGAGGGTGATCAATCATCAATAAGTCCATCTGCTGCTGATAATGGAGATACATTATCTATTGCTTCTTCTCAAGAAGTAGCATCTGCCGCTGTTGCTTCTAGACAATCACCAATTATTCAGAACTTCTATGGAAGTGATGGTAAGCAAAGTGGTGGTAATCAACCCGCTAGTGTACCATTTGGAATTTCTGGTAGAGATACTGGAACTTCAGCATTTAGTGAATTGAGCCTAAGGACTATCGGATAATGGATAATTTCGGATCTAATACAGACTTTCGCCTTAAAGGTGTAAGAATAACACCAAATACTGGTGGTGCTCCTTATGAAATGGGAAATCTAGTTAATTCATTCAATTATGTTGAGAATGTTACTAATCCATTTCTCTCAGCGACCATGGAGGTTGTAGATAGTGCTGGTTTACTTACTGGATTGCCAATACAAGGTGGTGAAACTGTAGAAATCTCAGTTTTGACAAATGCGTCTGAGGAAGCATATACTTATAAAATGGTAATCTGGACAGTTGGTAATAGATTTGTCAGACAACAGCAGCAAGCATATACACTTGGTTTGGTTTCTGCAGAAGCACTATTAAATGAGGTTGTCAGAGTTACCAAACCACTTTCTGGAAATCCAGAAAGTATTGTTATTGATTTAATCAAGAATTCTCTTAAAGCAGATAAAGATATTTTTTCAGAACCATCTAAATTTGAAATCAAGATGATTCCCAATAGAAAGAGACCTTTTGATCTTATTTCTACACTTGCTGTAAAGAGCGTATCACCACAGACGAATTATTCATCAACTAATTCAGGAAATAGTAATAAATCGGAGCAGCAGGTTAAAGGATCTGGTGGATTTTTCTTTTGGGAGACAAAAAGAGGTTATAATTTTTTCGCTGTTGATTCTTTATGCGCCGATAAAGATAGTAAGTTGAAGTCTAAGAAACTGGATTCTGAATCTTGGGGTCCAT